ATAGACATTTTCTCATACTTTTGTGACCTTTTTATTATCCACTCCTTCAATCTTAATAGGAGTTTCAATGATTATGTGCTGAGTAGCACCACTTGGTTTGTCTTTATGATCCTTCTTCTTAGCTGTATCAATTCCAAAGGTAGCTAGAGCTGAGGTAAAAACGAAAGTTATGAAAGTTATATCATTGTTCTGCTTATTATCCATCCCTGGTAGGGGCAAATAATTAAGGCTTATGATGAATCCAGACCAGACTACTACGCCAAGGCGTACAAATGTACCAAGGACTTGAAGTTGTTCCTCCTTATCGGCAACTCCATCTTTTAATTTTCCTATTAAACTTTTCTCTTCAGCCATGCCTTTTAAATCAGATAAGCAGAAAAAGTACCTATATGCTAATAAGCCTAGCGTAGCTAAGAAATTTCAGAAAGACTCTAAACCAAAAAAGAGTACAATAAGTGGATATAAACCTAAATGATTATGTCAAATAGAGGAATTGAACCTGCGCCTAAAAAGCGTTTAGCAAAAGGACCAGCTTTTCCTGGTGAGCCTGGTAACCCTGGTACAGGTAAGCCTGGTCCAGGTGGTAGACCTCATCTTCCTGGTGAAAAGGAAACTCCTAAACCTAAACCTAGATTTACAGTATAATTCCGTAGAATACTATTACCGCTATGGTCCTTCTAATCAAGCCTGTTCTGCTTGCGTTTGTTAAGTCAGACTCAGTTAAAAAGCTAATCATTGATCTGCTTAAAAAACTTGTCTCTACCACTGACAACACCATAGATGACCAAGCGGTAGCTCTCATCGAACGAAACCTTTTTCCTAAAAAATAATGTCTAACAGAGGAATCGAACCAGCTCCTAAAAAGCAAAACTTAGTAGCTCAGTACACAGTTACCAATGCTGATAAAGCTGGTAATACTCCTGCTTGGCAAGGATACAAGTCAGGTAAAAAGAACGTTAAAACTGGTAAACCCCTTTACAAACCAGCTCCTCATTTAAAAGGTGTCTAATGGCTAGAAGAAAATCTGTAGGTATGGCCTCTGAGGATGAGCTACAGGCTCTCCACAGACTAGTAGCTACCAAACTAGTGGATCAACTTAATAGAGATGATGTAAAGGCTTCTGACCTTGCTAACGCTATTAAGTTCCTTAAAGATCAAGGTATTACTCTTGATAAGAATGGTGATATGTCTGCTATAGGAGAGATGATCGAAGCTCTTCCAGAGATCGATATGTCTAAAGTTAAATCCTACATAAGTGCCTAATGCTAATCAAAAACAGATAATCAAGGAGGCTATTGATAGCTTCCCTGTTTTTGCTACCCATCTTTGGCACTTCTTAAGGCTTCCAAGTCCTACTCCTGTTCAGTATCAACTAGCTGATTACTTACAGAATGGTCCTAACCGCAGAATTATCATGGCCTATAGAGGCTGTGGTAAATCCTTCCTCACAGCAGGCTACGTGCTCTGGAGACTGCGTAAAGATCCCGATACTAAGGTTTTGGTTATCTCAGCGGCTCAAGACCGTGCAGACGCTTTTAGCGTGTTCTGCCATGACCTACTTAGGAACTGGTTTATGGTGCAGGATTTATTTCCTAGTGATACTCAGAGGTTCTCTAAGGTCGCATTCGATGTCTTTGGATCAAAGCCTGATCAAAGCCCTTCAGTACGCTCTAGCGGCATCTTTGGACAGATTACAGGGTCTAGAGCAGATCTAATCGTTGCAGACGACGTAGAGACTCCTCAGAGCTGTGAAACGCAGCTTATAAGAGACAAACTAAGAGAAAGTATTAAAGAGTTCGATTCAGTTATAAAACCTGGAGGAGAAATTGTTTTCTTAGGTACTCCCCATACTCAGGACAGTATCTACGCCAAATTAGAACTAGCTGGTTATTCTCCACGCATTTGGCCTGCTATTTACCCTACTGCTAAAAAACGTAAAGACTATTATCAGAATCGTTTAGCCCCTAAAATTGCTACTGATTTAGACAACGATCAAACTCTTGCAGGTCACCCTACAGACTCTGGAAGATTTGGTTGGGAGGAACTAGAAGCCCGAAAGGAATCCATTGGTAGGTCCACGTTTAACCTCCAGTTCCTTTTAGATATTAGCCTCTCTGATGAGGAAAGATTCCCTCTTAAACTACAAGATTTATGTATCTTTAGACTTAACAGAGAACAAGGTCCAGACAGGGTTATTTGGAGTGCTAACGGTGATAAAGCTTTAGATCTTCCCTCTGTTGGTCTTCACGGTGATCTCTTTTACAAACCTGGACAAATCGGGTCTGAATTTATTGAATACTCTGGGGTTGTATTGGCGATTGATCCTTCTGGAAAAGGAAGTGATGAACTTGGATATGCTGTAGTGGCTTACTTGAATGGTAACCTCTTCCTCTTGGCTTCTGGTGGCCTTAGGGGCGGTTATAGCGAAACAAACCTTAAAAAACTCACCCTCATTGCGAAGGAATACAAGGTCAAAGAGATATTGGTCGAAAGTAACCTTGGACTCGGAATGTTCAGTGAGCTTCTTAAAAGATACCTTGGAACCATCTACCCATGCTCTATCGAAGAGATCAGACATACAAAACAAAAAGAAGCAAGGATTATCGATACCCTTGAACCTGTCATGAACCAACACAGGCTCATGATCGACACTGACATAATCGCTAAAGATATTGCCTCCACTGAGTGCTATCCAAGCGAAACTAGATCGCAATACCAACTCTTTTGGCAGATGACCAGAATTACCAAAGAGAAAAATTCCATCAGACATGATGACCGACTAGATGCTCTAGCTATGGCTGTTCAGTACTTTACTGAAAACATGGCCCTTACAGAACAAAAAGCTATTAAGAATCGTGAACGTGAAAGATGGGAGCTAGAACGTAAATTCGTTCAGGGAGAAGGTGGATTGAACGTAGGTGTACTTGGCTATGCTAAGACGTTTGAAGACCTTCAGAAGGCTGCTAGTGCGTCTTCTGGAGCAGCTAATTGGTTAGACGATATCTAATAGTTCTGTTATACTGAACATATAATATGTCTTCTAGAAGTCATTAGAGTAAATATGTTGTAGAAGTGTCCATTTAAGTAACCTATTATATGTAATATATGTACACTACCTCTACCAATGGCTAGAAACTACCGCAAAGAATATGATAATTACCAAGGTAAACCTGAACAAGTAGCTAATAGAAGTAGTAGAAATAAAGCACGTAGAGCTAAAACTAAGCAGTTAGGTTATAAACCTAAAGGTGATGTAGATCATAAGAACGGTAATCCTAGAGATAATAGTCCTAGTAACCTTAGAGTCGTCTCTGCAGGACGTAATAGAAGTAGAAAAGGGTACGGTTAGACCTCAAAATTATTTTGTTGCTAATTTTTAAGTCCAAGTACGTAAATGTCGTCGGCCGAAGACCCCCTGGGGGGTGTGCGATTTTTTTACTGGCATAGTGTCTGAAAATTTCAGCCTGTCATGTGGTATTGGAAATGCAATGTGACTGGTTAGAAAGTGTCACAGTAAGCTTGTTTTTTTTTTATTTATGTGTATGGCCACGCCCACAACTAAATTGTTAAAAACAATCAATAACTATTAATAAATATTTCATAAGTACTTGTTTAATCGCAGTCTATAAGCAATATGAGTAAGCACTAAGCAATTAGTGTAGCCCTTTCAAACTCTTATTATGTCCCAAGAAAAGCAACGACGCATTGCCTTTGATGCTATTGAATACGACACTTACCAAGTGTTAATCAAAGGACCAATGGCAAAGGATGGATACATCCTATTAGGTACATTTAGAACTTACGATGAAGCCAAACTAATATATGATTGGTTTCCTAATGTACCAGCAGCAACAATTAAGATTACTAACTCAATGGGGTCATTAGTTAAAGGTCATAAGAAAACATTTAAATTTAAACAGTCAAACTTTCAAAGGTTCTCAGCTCTTGATCTAGTAGAACAAACTAACGATTTATGGGACATTGTAATTGCTGGTAGGTTGAGAGTCGCAATGGCTAACCAACCAGTCAAACCAGTTAAGCAGCATCAAGCACCATTACCAGCATGGGGAACTGATAAGCCTATTATCAAAGGTGATCTAGTAAAGATAGCTAATGCAGCTACTAAAAGAAATCAGTTCTTAGCTTTTATCAAAGCGATGGCAGATGCAGTCAAACCAGACTTAAAGCTAATCAAAGGAGGCAGATAAATGGAAATCTTAAACCCTCATTATTTTATTTATAACTCAGACAATATCTGTGTAGGATTCAACATATATGAAGAACCTACTCTGATTATTCCTGATGACAACAACGACTTTGAGGACTCTACCAATGATGAATAGCTCACGTGATTTCTTAGCAGGTCTTGAGATCATCAAAGCTCAAGGCAAAGAGTCTAAATGGTCTGATGAAATGATTGCTCAACAGATCACATCTTTTGCTAATGACTGGCAAGGTAGAAGACAATCAGACCTAATTAAGAGACATAAAAGATATGAAGTATAAACTTACAGAAATGACCACTAACAAGAAGCTTACATCAGGTGAGAAACTAAAGCTTGTTAGTGCTACAACTAGCAGTTGGATTACGTGCTCTAAGCACTGCCCAATGCATACTAAATGCTATGCAAAAAAAGGAAGACAAGCTCTCCATGCTAGAGCTGTTACAGAAGGCTCAAGAGGCTATGACTTTAATAAGTTACTTAAAGAAATAGAAGAGTTAAGACCTGGCTCATTACTACGTTTAAATGTATCAGGAGACTTACCTAGTGTGAGCTATGAGAACGATGAAAGAAAGATAGATACCAACGCACTAGCTGAGTTATTAGATGTATCAGTAGAGGCTTATGCAACAACATTTACTTATACACATTTACATAGTGACCCAAAACATAGAAGATATAACTTAGCAGCTATTAAACAATGGTCAGACTATGGCTTTGTTATTAATGTTAGCTGTGAGTCACCAACTGTAGCAGCTAAGTTATATTTTGATGGTCAAGATGTAGCACTAACTAATACTAAGTTGTTTAATTATGCAGTAGAACAAGAAACAAAAACAGGTAAGAAGGCAACGCTAGAAACTAATGAAGGATCAGTGGACTTGTTCCCTTGTCCTGCATCTTATAAGGGTAGCAACTGTAATGAATGTAGAGAATGTTCTAAACATCATAGAGAGAATATAGTTGTATTTAAAGAGACTTGATATGTGTTATGTAGCTTTAGCCTTATTCGTTCTAGTTTTATTATTCAAATAGCCCTGTTAATTCAGGGCTTTTTCTTTATGTATTCTTATTGAGAATGAGAATCATTTAATGTGGGTCATATAACTTAATAATATAAATGAGAATGATTATCATTATCAATACTAATGAAAGAAAGACGACCATATTCTAGGAAATACTATCACGGCCACACATTAGCATTGAAATGATGCATTAAATTGGAAGAAGGACATTTGTGTTAAGTATGCCAGCACTAACAGCAAGAGATAAGTTCTATATGCCACTACGTCGGGTAGCTAAGGACTACCTACCTATGCTTCTAGCCAGGATGAGGGTGCTTGAGCGTAGAGCAGCTAAGGCAATGGAGTACTTGGAGGATGAAGCTGACGAAAGACATGAGTTGGTCTGGGAGTTTGATGAGGCTGAAAGGATCTCATCAGTAGCGGCAGCCCAGACAGACCTGCACAAATCAGTATTAGAGGCAGGAACTTGTCAACAGTTGGTCGGTGCATTTATCGAATTACTTCAGGATGATTATCTTAAGATAAGGGATAACGGATGCTTTTATATGGGACCAGACGGACACTTGCATTCTTTATATGACGTACAGGATCAGACATCTATTATTGAAGACGATGATGAAGAAGGAATCAAGAGCCGATGAGTTACTTGACCATCTTGAGAAGATAGATGGCATAGCAAAGAAGGATCACTGGGACAGTGATAAAGAGAAGCAAGTAAAGAGAAATCTCATCGATCATTGGGAAACAGAAAAACCCCCAGAAAACTGAGGGTTCATCCGATAGGTAGTGTTAGTGGTCCTTACGGTAGTACACAACACCACGGTAGACGAGTTTAGTCATTGGAGCCTCTTTAACTTCCTAACGCCCGTTCCATCGTTAGGTTGCCTGCGTCCCAGTTAAGGGATGAACGTGCGCTGAGGCTATCAGATCTGGTAGTCGTTGCTACCTACTATTGTACCACTTTAGTTAGTGGCTAAAAGATACCAGGAATAACCTGACCAGTAGTTGCATAAGCACCTAATGCAGCAACGAATCCAATCATTGCTAGACGGCCATTGAGTAGTTCGGATGATTCTTTCATAGTTGTCCTATGCGTTCGTTAGCGTGGCGTTGCCACTGTGCGTAGCGTTCTTGTTGACGCTTTGTTTCAGTGCAATGAGGGCAGTCACACTGATCGCATGATGCCTCACCATTACATTTAGAACTTGTACTTGGCTCCGATTTTGCTGCCATAAGAAGAATCAGTATCTTCTGCTGTTAGTAGACTGATCTCACCATAAACGTCAAGCTTAGAACTTGCAGCTATGCTGCCACCTAACTTACCACTGAACTGAGTATCAGAGTCAGCACCATCAGGAGAAACAAAGGCTGGTCCTCCTTGGACATAGTAGTTAAAAGAGTCTGATCCAAGATCTCCTTCATATCCAATATGGAGGTCGGTTGTTCTGCTTGTAAAGTCAGAGCCTGTGTATGAAGCATTAGATTCTACGTTTGTATAAAGATTACCAGCAAGGGCAGGAGCTGTACCTACACCTAGCAGGGCAGCTAGAGCAATTGCGAATTTCATTCAGTTAATAAAATGTACTTACAGTATTGTAAATTACTGTACTTTTTGTACAGGTAGTGATGTCACTTAAACAACACTTCTACAACATTCTTATTCTAATGGTCTTCTAGAAGAACTT